GCATCCCGACTCGCGTCCAACCGGATGTCGTCGCTGTCCGCAATGGTCATATAGTCACGAGTGACTAGGTACATTTCACTTTGATCCGAGGATCCGCCCAAGTTATCAGGAATCTGGTTGGTCTCCGCAAACGGAATACCAACGAGACGACCTGCAAGCATCTCCGGAAGGAAAATGCGAGTGTCCGCTGTCGTCGACAGCTTGTTAGCTAGACCACTCCAAGTAGTGGAGTTCAAGATCCAACTTGAGACGCCAGGCCCAACCTCATGATTGGCAACTTTCAGAAGCCTCATCATTTCAATTAGGTCCGAAAAAATCTCGTCTACCGTACACGAAGGCCCTGCCTTGGTGCGGTTAAAAGTATTTCCGGCGTCAATGAAACTCTTCAGACCAGCAGGACGCTTGAGCGTTCCCGGTGACCGAAGGAAGGTGGCATCTTCATTAAGACGGATGGCCCGAGCCATCTGCCGCTGGATGTACGACTCAACATTGGTTGCGTCATTGAGCAACTCGTTGGTGGCGACCATCAAGCAAGTAAGCTTTTTCGGGACCAAACGATCCTGATCAAGCGTTGTAGATGTGAGCGTCAAGTCTTCCGACTCGTCTGCCCAAAAAGCCTGAGCCCTGGAAGCTTCGCGAGGAAGAGTCCGGGTGCCACGAAGGCGAATCGGAGCAGGGGCAAGCTGCCGCATCACGGTAGCGTTGTCGCGAAGCTCGATAATCTGAGATGACATCTCTTCCGGAACCAACATGCCTACCGAATCCATGGTGGACTCGTTAAGAGCACGAACAACGAGGTCGTTGCCCATGTCCTTGGCCATGCTGATTGCAAGTTGGAGATCGCCTTTGGACTGGCCAAGGCACTTCAAATAGTCGTGGAGACCAGCTTTTTCATTCCGGACGATGTCCGAAGTACCACTGATCAAACCCCTTGCGAACTTGCGATTGATGGGAGCGTTGTCCTCCATCTTCTTCGCAAGGTCCTCAAAAGACCTTTCCATGCCATCGCGGATCGATTGACCAGTCGCCTCTCCCAACACATCCCGAAGTTGGGGCATGAGCGCCTTAATAACGCTGTCCACCGCCTGCTTCGTGACTTGCGGGACGTCGACGGTATCCACCGCGCCATCCTTAGACTCAAGCTTGACGTCACTCATTTGTCTTCTCCGTGTAGTTCCCGTCGTGCGACTGCTACTAGTTCTCTCGTCCAATCCTGTAGATTGACTTTTACGGTATCATTATTGTCATGTTTAGGCTCTTCACGCAAGGGAGGGGTGGAAATTATAATTTCCTTCTCCCTGTGCCCGAAATAAATTTTTTCTAACTGGGCTTTCGACATCCCCAGCACATCTGCGTGAATTTGCATGTACTCGTCTAGGTAATCTGCCGCCGGGGTTGTGTCTAAACCAGCCTCTTTAGCATGGTCAAAAGCACTTTTTTGGAGCCTCGCGTTACGGTTAGAGCCTACCGTAACTGCGCTATATTCAAGGAGTTCTTGCTTTTTAAAATTAATCGCTGGCGACAGGGGTGTCCCCCCACGGGCTTCCTGATCAGCAGCGGGGGCTGCTTCGTAATCCAGGGCTTTAAAACCCACAGAAACGTCTGTCAGGAAACCCGAGGCGAACATCTGACCTATCAAATCCCCGAAAGCATACATGTCTTTTGGGGTGAAGGCCGCAACGGACTTCAATGCTTTGGAATGCTTCCACAGTTTTGCGGACTTGGCTACAGGGGGTTGGCTTTGATTGTGAGCCCACAAAACAATACCGTTGTAGTGCTCAGTAACCCACCCCGAAGCAGAAACCACATCACCGTGCCGGTCTACCGTCTCGTCCGAGATGGAAAAAGCGTGTACCTGCTGCTCCGCAGCGATGGCAGAACCGTCGATTTCCTTCTCGTCGAAGAACTTTTTCCGCTCTTCGAGGTCGTTCAAACTATAAATCTCCGGTTTGAAGCGCCTTTTTAAGTTGAGTATAGGAAGACTTTCCTCGGTTTCTTCACTCATCCTCTTCCTCCTAAGCAGTTTCTTCTGCCGTTTCTTCTTCATCCTCTGCCGTTTCTTCTTCATCAGCGTTCCCTGCTGCGGAAGAGTAGGTGACCGGCACGAAAAATTCATCCCCACCCTCGACAGGCGGGAGGTCTTGCAGATCACGCCACTCGTTAATGGTACGTGTCTGGGGCACTTCCTTGGCTACACTCAAGATATAATCTTTGTCTTCAGGCACCGGACTATCACAACCCAGTATCAAATTCTCCGAACCCAAAAACTGGGGCAGGAGGTCTTGCTGGATCTTGGCCTTAATCCTTTTTAGGCGCGGCCAAAGCACGCGCTTGGTAAAGATGTAGTCCGCTGCATCGATCGTCGAACGGTTGGCGTTCTCGATGATTCCCAAAATTTCCGGCGGCACTCCGAAAATCTGCACCACGGTATCCCGCTCGAATTGACGTAGCTGAATCAACTGCAACTCTTGAAACGTCGGGGAAAGCTGGTGGACCGAGAGCTTGCCGGAATGCCAGTGAGTCTGGAAAGCCTTGCGGGCTCCCTGGAGTTTTCCCTCCCAGTGACCCTTTGCCTGCTCCAACTGCTCTTTTCTCGCACCCTCGACCCCCACCAACAACTCCGGCACCGCAGAATTGTAAAACCTCGCGGCTGTATGGATCGCCGCCTGCTCATCTGTGTCTATCTCGTGAGCAAGACTCCACCCAGGACTACGACCCCTGCCGTAAGGATCTTTGGGATTTGGGCTCTTGAACCAAATCACGTCTATTTCCGGCACCTTGCCGTTGAAAAGATTGTGGCGGATCTCAAAAGTCGGGTCGTCCGGTGTCGGGGTTTTCATTACCCAGTGCGGGGGAACCGGGTACGCCTCCACAGGGATTCCGTTTTGGCGCTCCAATATCCAAAACGCATCTCCCACCAAGTCGAGGTAGACTTGCGTGAGGTACATTAGGTGGTGCCCGTCCATAACTGGGTTAGGGGTTACTAGCAAATCCAGCAGCGGATGACTGCTGACCTCCTCTAACTTGTACTCGTCTTCAGCGTAAGATACGCCCTTGAAACGGTAGTCGAGAGAGGTGGGCTCCTTGTACAAACGCCACGCCGTCCCCGCTATCTCCCCCGCGATACGACTCGTTACCGCGTGTATCCACGGCGTCGAAGCATAGGCATCTAAAAGGTCGACCGTCCCCCGGATCGGAGGAGTCCTCGAGTAAGATGACTTGGAAGTCACCCCGTAAGCCTTGCCCTTGGTCTCCGCATAGCCGGCCTCTTGAAAACCCGCTAGCTGCTTCAGATTCGCCAATAGTCCCATATTTCACACCAAGTAAAACTCGTTGTAAACTGCAAGCTCATTGAATGAGCCGGAACAAGCATCAGTCTGATCCTTGTAACCTAGAGGATACATCTCTATCTCTTCAAGGAAAGCTAAATTCCAGGGAGCGTAACGCATCTTCACATTTCCCTTCGAGGCAGAAGTCACCAAAGGCTTCGCCCTGGTCTCCTTCTTTCCTGTCGGACGATCACCCCGGAAAACATATCCCATGAGCAAACGGGTGTAAGAGTCTATGACCTGCTTCCCCGACGCCCCCGGCTCCTGCTCCATAACTATTTCCGTGTCCTTGCCGTCAGTCCTCGCAGTCTGACGAACAAGAGCCTCTACATCGATAGCACGAGAACGAGTTCTGACAACATCCAAAATGTAAACGATACGGGTCGTCTCGTCAATGCCAGCCAAAACACCCGCAGTGTAACACGCCCGCTTATCCTCGTACTTCGTCGTCGCAGCTAAATCCCAGTAGCGAACCTTGTGAGTAATATTCTCGTAAGGAATCTCGTGGTCTTTTAAAACCTCGAACCACTCCTTTTTGAAAAGCTGATCCCCCTCTTTGATATCCCAATCCCCGTAAAGCAAACGACGCTTCTCCACCATCGGTAAACTCTCCAGGTTACCGAGGTACTCAGGATTCGTATCCAAAAGAATCTTGTTGTCGTAGATGGTGGAAGCAATAAAAGTAATCGTCTTCATCCGATTCGGGTACTTCGCCTTCGCCTGCAACAACGTCATCTGATTCGGGTCGTCGAACATCGTCGCCCGTAAATCATCCCTCCACCAATAAAAGGAGGAGGAGTCCCGGTACATCCACAAAATCTCGTTCGACTGAGCCTTGAAAGAAGACTTGGAATCAATCCAAGGGGAAAGGAAATCCTTTACCCACGAGCCCGCATCTGGATTGCACGTAGCACGCACATAAGGCTTCACACCAGACAACGACCTCCCCCTAGACAAGAGGTAGAAAAATTGACCCGCTGTAAAATGCGTTAACTCGTCCCAACCAGTAAAAGCAATCTGAGCACCCTGGAACTCCAACTTGTTCTTCTCATGCTGGAGATGACGCATCGCCACCTTCGCACCACTGGGGAACACCCACTCGTAGTAAGACTCCTTGGGCTGACCACCAAAAAGTGGATACATCTTGTAAGCCTCATCCCACAAACCACCCTCGTTCTTAATCTGAGGGAAAGTTCGACGGAAGATGACAGCACCAAAGTTCCCGTTGTGAATGTGGCGCAACGGCTCCATCAACAAAGCCCAGGTCTTTCCCCCACCAGCAGCACCACCATAAACCGCGATGTCCGCCGACGTAGAAAGAAACTGGGTCTGAGGACCAGACTGAGGAGCAAACTCTTGCTCAACCGTCTGCTGATGAGACTGGGGCAACGTCAATGACGCGGACATGCTTATCCTTACGCTGGTTGTCTGGGAGTCGGGCTACAGCCTCGACCCGCACCTTACCCGATACCTGATGATTAATATTTAACTTGGAGGTCTTGCCAAACTCTTCCTTGTTCGACTTCTCCAATATCCAAGCCAATGCCTTCCAATCCCTAGCACCATGACTCTCTATGCCAGAAAGCAAACGAGCAGTCTTCCTAGCATCAGCAGCAGCCAACATACGAACAAAACTGATGTAAGGCTCCTCACCACCCTTCGCCCGCTCCAACCAATGAATGTAAGTAGAGTTGTTCACATGCAATAAAGCACAACACCTCGAGATCGGCATCCCCGACTCCACCAAAGAACAAAACGCCATCGCCATGTTGTGGCTTATCTTGTGAGGACGAGTCACCCCCCAACTGCGAGCACTCGAACACATCTCCCGCGAAAATCGAATCGCATCCTCAATAGCCCAAGTACCGTCCGAACCCGTAAACCGATCGAAGACCAGAGCATGAGTCTTACTATCTATCTTCTTCTTATGACCCCCTCCCATAAACACCTCCTGTAAACACTGGCCCACATAACTGTACCATAACCGGTT